TTATTAGCAGGCATAATATGCTCCTTAGGTTTAATGGTTACGGTTGTTGATACGGTATGAGACATAGATTTTTTCCTTTCAATGATCAGTAGAATCTATTTTATCACGTTGAATATAGTCGTGCACGGCATTCAGCAAATTTTGTTGCGTCTTGTCTTTGCGACGTATTGCAATCATAATGGCTTCATCAATAGTATCTTTTGCAATAATATGATGGACCATTATGTGGTTCTTTTGACCTTGCCTCCAGAGTCTGCGAATAAATTGCTCATAGACTTCCAATGACCAAGTCAAAGAATACCAAATGACAGCATGGCCTGAGCCTTGTAAATTAAGACCATGACCTGCTGACATAGGGTGCGCTAAAAGAACTGGTGTGTTACCTGTATTCCAGTCCTCAATAATTTTGTCTAACTTTTCACCTACAACACCTGACCCAATGATAGGCGCATTTGGGAATACTTTCTTTAGGCGCTCAAGATCATGAGCAAAATGATACCCAACAATGCAAGGCTGTCCGGACAACTCCTCAACCAACTCAACCACTGCATCAGTTTTGGCGTCATGTATGTGTGTAGTTTTTCTATCTGCTCCAACATCTGAATCAAGATAAGATCCTCCGTTTGCTATTTGTTGACCTTTCATTACAGCAACAGCAGCGTTTACAGCCGTCACATCGCCTTCTTTAAGTTGAATGGTCAAAGACTTTTCAAACTCATCGTAAATCTTTTTAGCATTGGCAGGTAGATCTATTTTGACATCATTGTAGGCCAACTCAGGCAAGTCAAGATGATCAAGCGCTGCCATGCGTAGTACCTTACCTTCTAACTTTGCTTGAATTCTAGCCTCTCCATCAGGCATTAGTTTCCACTCATAGCCACCGTAGCCGGAAGGGTAGAAGTACTCTGTACGAAATCTTGATACGTACGGGCCAAATGTGGCCCCTTGGTCAATTACAAGCTGTGGGCCAAATATGTCTAATAGGCTATTGGGCGCAGGTGAACCAGTGAGGCCCCAGCGGCGATCAAACTTATTCAACAAAGGCTTTAAAGTCTTAAATCGTAGTGTCTGTGTATTCTTCATATAAGAAATCTCATCAACAACTAAGATTTCAAAAGGCCATGCTTTGCCATTCATTTTGGCTGCAAGCCAATTTAAGCCTTCAAAGTTAATAACATAGATATCATGATTTTGCTTAAGAACTTTATCTTTTTGACCGCCATGGAGTACACCAACAGAATAATGCTCAAACTGTTCCCATTTTTTGACCTCGGTAGGCCATACACCATAGACAGGTCGAAGTGGAGCAATTACCAGCATTTTTTTAACCATACCCTTGGTGCGTAAAGTTTTGTAAGCTGATAAGACAATTGCTGTTTTGCCAAGCCCTGGGTCTAGCCATAAACTGGCAGAGCCGCGCTCAACCAGAAACTTTACTGCTTCTTTTTGGTACTCATGGGGTTCCCAGAACACTATCAATCCCTTCTTTGCTGTCAATAACATGGACCACATGGCCACGATCTTTCAATTCCTTATGAACCTTATCTTGGAGTGGCGTAGTTTTACCCCCTGGCCTTTTAAGTTCAACCCATAAGGTTTTACCATTAGGCAATGCTACAATACGATCTGGCCACCCTCTTGCAAATCTAATGTGCAGCTTTAAAGTAAGCAACCCACGCTTTTTGCAAGCAGCAGAAAAATACTGCTCAAGATGACGTTCTAACAACAAGGTTACCACCGGCAAGGACCTCCGTTATCCTTGCGGAAGTGGCACCACTTACAATTAAAGCTTGGCTTTGGCGCGTAAATATCGTCAGCCTCGATCTTAAGAATGCGGCTGGTAATCCAGTCACGTAAGCCTTCAAAGTCAGTACGCTTAATAGAGCCATAGCTTACTTTCTTTTTTAAGTCAACATACAAAATCTCAAGTTTGACTTCATCAATCTCTGGATAAGTTCCCATGACCATTGCAGCGTAAAGCTTGACCTGCTCTTCATAGTCACGTTCTTTACCTGTTTTCCAGTCGGCAACATAGGCAATGTTATTATTTAAACTAAGGACATCTAGGACTCCACGTAGCCAAACCTCGTTCGCCGTAAACGCACATGGCTCCCAATCCTTGGTAAAACCAAGCTCAACTTCAGGCTTAGCGCCCATAGCTTTAAGCTCGTTGATGAAAGACTCCCAATACTCTGTTACTTCAGAGTAGACTGGTAACGCTAATAAAGCTGTTTCTAACTCTGCATGAATCATTTTGCCACGCTCAGCAGCGGTGCCGGTTGGCTCTTGAAAGCCATCAATTCTTTGCAACTTATACTTAAACGGGCAAGTCTCGTAAAGCTTGATGGAGGAGTTTGAGAAGCTCATTATTGCCTTTGCTGTGGAATGCGGTTACGAATAGCTTCAGCTATTTCACGAAGTGTAATGATAATGTGATCACGATTTTCTGTGCCTTCGACAATATCTTTAGTGATGTCTTCTACAATTTGCGCACAAGCTTGTCGCTCAATAACAACAGCTTCTTTAGTTGCCTGAATTGCCATGGCAACAATTTCTGCTTGTGCTGCTTGTAGCTCAGCGTCAAACTCTTCTTGTGTGAATAGCTTATTGCCTACGCCTTTTGCAAGGAATGCTCTTTGAAAGTCAGTAGTCATTTAATTTTCTTCCATACGTTTTTAACAGCTTCAGGGTACATTTCAATAATCCATTCTTGTAGAATGTTAGCAGGGTTAATGCCAACAGGTAGACCATCTTCATCTCGTAAGTCAGACAAAGCGTTTGCCAGATTTGACAATGACTCTCTTGAAATAGGCGTTGTTGAAGTGTAAAACTCTGGATACGGGTTTAATGATTTCATGCGTTTCTCCACCAGTGAATAGGTTTACGGCGCCCATATTTCATGCGCACTTTAAACTCTTGATAACGAATATAAAGAGACCACTCTTTGGAATGCTGCCTACGTTGACTAGATAGTTTAGTTCTAGCAACACGCAATCTAATTGGTTGAATCATCCCTTTACCTCTTGATATGTATTGCCAACTTTGTAATCACTTACCATTGGCACTTCCATTTGTACTGCATTACACATAGCGTCCATAAGACAATTTGCCTCACGTTCAATATGTTCTTTAGGCGCGCTGATAACAAGCTCGTCATGCACACTTAAAAGTAGTCTACTACCATTTCTTTTCTTTTGGTAGTCTAGCATAGCTTGCTTTGCCTGATCAGCCGCGGAGCCTTGAATCAAAAGATTAACGCCTTTGTAGTCAAACTCACGGCGTCTACCATTGATGATCTTAGGCGGCTCCATCATTACCATACGGCCGCCAATAGTTTTCAAAGGCTGGTTTAACTTATACCTAGTGCGCATAGTTGCTTGCATATCTTTAAGACCCGGCGCAACAGCTGTGGTGTATGAATCCATTAGTGTTTTTGCCATTTCATAATCTACCTCAAGCATTTCACTAATTTTTTTAGGCCCAGCACCGTAAAGAATCGCAAAGCTTACGCCTTTTGAATACGTACGAGATATAGGTACACCTGCTGCCTTTGTCATAAGATTTGCTGCGTAGGTATGCAAGTCAGCACGTGCATCTTCTTGGTACTGCTTCATAAGGTTGCCACCTTCAAAGTGTGCAAAGATACGAAGCTCTTGAGCATTAAAGTCACATGCAATTAATTGATGGCCTTCGTCAGGCAAAATAAAGCTACGAATTAAAGGTAACGGCGATAAGCCAAGCTCTTCAGGTATCACAATCTCATTCTTACCCATACCGCTAGTAGCATTTTCAGATACAATTTTAGGGTACCTTACTGGTGCATTTTGAAAGTTAGGTGTAGAGCTTAATCTACCGGTTCTAGTGCCACCACGTTCACCTCTAACTGAGTTCCAATTGGTATATATACGACCTGTCTCTTCCGATGCTATAAGCCACGGTTCTATAAACGTAGATAAACAAGTGGATAAGTTGGCGCGGTACCGCAATACTCCTTGCAAAAGTTGATTGGTTAGCATTTCCTCCAGAGCTTCTTTAGTAGCCTGTAATTGGCCTTTGTCCGTGGTAGGCCACTTTTTATTTTTATCCCAATGCTCCGACTGATAAATACATTCAACCAGCTGCTGATCGCTGTCCACATTTAACTCAGGAGAATTAAACAATGCGCGGATCCAAACAGTACATTTTTCAATGTCTATTATTGCTTGCTCTTTTGCAGCAAGTAAACCTTCACGGTCGACTCGAACTCCTAGACGTGAGTTTTCAAGTAACACTGGAATTAATTCCATCTCACGAATATAAGCAACTTGTTGATCTGGTAAAACTTTTGAAATAAGGAATTCATAAAGCTCTGATGTAAGTCGTACGTCAGCCTCAGCGTATCGACCAACTAATTCAACAGGCCCTTTGCTAATGTATGCGCCCCATGTTGATTTCTTTTTCTTTGCTTCTGGCACATGAGTGGTAATCCATTCTTTTAGCTCATCACGCTCATCAGGTGTAGCCAAGCTCCATGTTACCACTA